GCGAGATCGTGGCGGCTGATCCGAAGGCCAAGTCCATCAATCAGGCTGGCGGCGGATATGGTGCAGGCTATAATGCTGCCGCTGAAAAGCACCGCCAGATCAGGGAATGGGCAGGTGCCTTGGCTTATGAGCGCGGCATGAATATCGTGTTCATCGGCCACGCTGATACCGAAACCATCGACCTGCCAGACTTTGATCCATATGGCCGGTACACTGTGAGGATGCACAAGAAGTCGCTGCCGCATTATACCGACAATGTAGATTTGGTCGGCTTTATCCGGCTCGTGACTTTTGTTTCTGGATCGGCAGAAAAGAAACGTGCCACAACAACAGGCGAGCGGGAGATCATTTGTCACCCGCAGCCGAGCAGCGTGACGAAGAACCGCTTCAATATCGTCGCGCCAGTGCCGTTCACATTTGATGGCGGCAATCCGTTTGAAAATTGGGTAGCAAAGTAAGACAGAGAGAGGAGATCACTATGAATCTGTCAGGATTTAATGCAGCCGACATCGAGCCACAAACCGCCTATCAGCCGCTCCCGGCTGGGACGTACAAAGCGGTGATTGTATCGTCGCAAGACAAGCCGACAAAAGACATGACTGGCTCGTATTTGAAGCTGGAGTTTGAAATCATTGACGGCCAGTATCAGGGCCGCAAGATTTTCGAGAACCTCAACCTCAACAATGCAAACCAGACCACGGTCGAGATTGCACGGCGGTCACTGTCTGGCATCTGCCGCGCTGTTGGCGTGATGACGCCGCAGGATAGCAGCCAGCTGCACAATCGCCCGATGGAGATTGATGTCAAGGTCAAGGATGACGGCAAGGGCTACGGCCCACAGAACCGCATCACAGGTTACGGTCCAGTCGGTGGTGGAGATGTTGTTGGAGCGCCCCCTAACCCAGCGCAGAGCAATCCCACTCCTGCCGCCAATGCTGGATCGGCTACACCACCGTGGAAGCGGTGAGTGAGTTAAACTAAGGGCCGGGGCGGGGCTAATAACCTCGCCTCGGGTTTCGTTGTGCGCCCAAAATATGAGAGCCAGAACGATCTCGCAAATGAACGAGATGCTGCGCTTTTCTTTGCCAGAAAATATGACTGCGATATAGCCAAACTGCCTGTGCAGTATAGGCTCGACTTTTCGGTGGTCGATCAATCAGGTGATGTCGTCGCATTCGTTGAGGTCAAGCGTCGGTTCAATGCAATGCGCAAATATGGCACATGTATTCTGTCACTGTCGAAATTGATGGCCGCAATTGACATCAAGAATGCAACGAAGAAAAATTGCTATTTTTTGGTGCATTGGGATGATGCTGTCGGATTTGTCGAGTTGGATGACCGATACAAAATAAAGATTGGCGGTCGCATGGATCGCAATGACTGGCAGGACATTGAGCCAGTCATCCATATCCCGATTGATGATTTCAAGGTGTTGGAAAATGCGTGACCCAATCAACCCAGACCATTATCGCCAAGGCGACATCGAGACGATTGATTACATTCTGCAAATCGCTCGGCTTTATCCGGGTGAGCAGTCATATCTGGTTGGCAATGTTTTAAAATATTTAAGCCGCGCACCGCGCAAGAATGGGTTTGAGGATTTGGAGAAGGCAGGATGGTATATGCGCAAGCTGCTGGAGGTAGCGGATGAAGATTGATGAATATGTGCGAAGCCCGGTGATCGGCATGATTTACGATCACTACAAGGCCAAGCGCAAGAACGAGCATCGGCCGCATTTGGGCGGTTCGCAGATCGGGAATGAGTGCAAGCGTGCGCTGTGGTATCAATTCAGATGGATGGCCGCGCCTGACTTTGATGGGCGTATGCTGCGGCTGTTTGAGACCGGCGACCGCGAAGAAGACCGCGTGATTGAGAACCTTCGCGCGATTGGCTTGCAGGTATGGAGCCGTGATCCTGATACCGGCAGGCAGATCAATTTCACTGAATATGGCGGTCACTTTGCTTTGAGCCTTGATGGGATGTTGGCCTCTATGCCTGAAGCCGACAAGGCGCATGTGCTTGAAATCAAGACCATGAATGAGAAGTCGTGGAAGGCGACAAACAATCTGGGCGTACAAAAGACCAAGCCGGTCTATTGGGCGCAGTGTCATGTCGGCATGTATCTGTCGAAGGTTTATCGTGCCTGCTTTGTTGCGGTCAATAAGAACACCGACGAGATATATGTCGAGCGCATCGAGGTCGATAAGGAATTTGCCAAGGCGCTGATTGAGAAGGCCAGCGAGATCATCTTTGCAGATGCACCGCCTGCCAAGCTATCCGACGATCCGGCATGGTATGAATGCAAGTTCTGCTCGTATCGTGAAGTGTGCCACTATAGGGCATTGCCCGAAGTCAACTGCCGTACATGCGCCAAGGCGACGGCATTGCAGGACGGCAACTGGCACTGCGCTGAATGGGACAAGAACTTACATATTGACAACCAGCGCACTGGTTGCCCGAAGCATCTGTTCAACCCGCACGCTATGCCTTGGGGCTATACGGACGCTGGCAATGACTTTATCGAATACGAGACGGAGGACGGGGAGATTGTTCGCAATCACGAGAATAGCATTGATCTTGCTCGCGCTCATGGCGGCAGCACCGGCTGAAGCTGCCTCAACCAAATGCCTGCCGCAGCAGATCAAGAACACGCTACACCAGTTGAAGCGTTTCGGGCGTGTGAAGGTGATTAGTACTTTCCGGCGTGGCGCACGCATTGCAGGCACGCGAAAAATATCAAAGCACGCATCGTGCCGCGCGGTTGACTTTCATCTGGTTGGGAATAAGGTTGCAGCCATAAAGTGGCTTAAAAAACAACGGCTTGAGGTAATCACATATGGCTGTGCGATGCACCACATCCATATCGCTATGGGCCGATATAAAGGGCATCATTGTGTCGATAGGAAAGGAAGGAGAAGGAGGAGGTGAAGTTACGACCGTATCAACAGGAAGCCATCAATGGATTGTATGACTACTGGGCGCAGAAGCGTGGCGACAATCCTTTAATCGTAGCGCCGACCGGCTCAGGCAAGAGCCTGATCATTGCGCAGCTAATCAAAGACGCAATGTCCTATCCAGACACGCGCGTCATGATCGTGACGCATGTCAAGGAGTTGATTGAACAGAACGCTGCCGAGTTGGTGAACCTGTATCCTGAAGCCGAGATCGGCTTTTACAGCGCCAGCCTTAACCGCAAGCAACTGGACAAGCCGATCATATTCGCAGGCATTCAAAGCGTCTGGCGTCGGGCTTTTGACATGCTGCCGCCGCCTGATCTTGTGCTGATAGATGAGGCGCACCTTGTACCGAAGAACACGGCCACGCGCTACAACAAATTCTTGGCCGATCTGCGGGTCTCCAATCCGGATGTGAAGGTGGTCGGCCTGACCGCCACGCCTTACAGGCTTGATAGCGGCTGGCTGCATGAGGGCAACGGTGCGATCTTCGACGGCATTGCCTATGACATCAATGTAGCTGAATTGATGGAGCAAGGATACCTTGCGCCGATCAAAGCGAAGTCCGGTATCAAGTCAATCGACCTGACCAATGTCGGCAAACGCGGCGGTGAGTTTATTGAGAGCCAGTTGGCCGCCGCTGCATCGGAGCCGGAATTGATCCGGCTATCTGTGCAGGAAGTTGTACAGCTTGGCGCAGATCGCAAGGCGTGGCTGATCTTTGCTAGTGGCGTGCGCCATGCTGAATTGGTGGCCGAGGAATTCAGGGAATGGCACAAGATCGAATGCGAGGTTGTGACCGGGGCTGATAGCATGGCGGATCGTGCCGACAAGATCGAGCGGTTTCGGTCTGGGCAATTGCGCTGCCTGATCAACGTCAATGTGCTCACGACCGGCTTTAATGTGCCGCATGTCGATCTGGTTGCCTTGATGCGTGCAACCGAAAGCGCGGGGCTATATGTGCAGATGCTTGGCCGTGGCACACGCAAGGCAGAAGGCAAGGATGATTGCCTGCTACTCGACTATGGCGAGAATGTCATGCGCCACGGCTTTATTGACAAGATCAAGCCGCGCAAGCAAAAACAAGACGGCGGTGCAGCGCCAGCGAAGAAGTGTCCTGAATGCGAATACCTTTGCCCGACTGCCGTGCTTGTTTGTCCTGAATGCGGACACGAATTCCCGCCGCGTGAATTCAAGCACGCGCCAAAGGCGTATGAAGGCGCAGTGGTAAGCACGCAGGTAGAGGCTGAGTGGCTTGATGTGGTGAGCGTCAACTACAGCCGCTGGAAGAAGGAAGGCAAGCCGGACAGCATCCGGGTCACATATTCAAATGGCTTGACCAGCATCTCCGAATGGATGTGCCCGGATCACGGCGGCTATGCTGCATCGAAATATCAACAGCGAATGAAGGCTCTCGGCGCTAGTGCATTGACAACCGATGATGCACTTGAAGAATGCTGGGATTGGAACAGGCCGCGCAGAATGAAGGTGGTGCCAGATGGAAAGTTTTTTAAGATCATCCAGTTCGACTACAGCCAGCCCGAACGCAACACAGCCGATGATCAATTCCCAGAACTTGCTGAGTTGTTGTTCTAACTGCCTTGACCTGTATGATGGGCGGTATTGCTGCTACTGGCGCGATGTCGTGCCAAATGATGTGCAGGCTAAAGGATGTGAGAAGTTCAATGGTGTTCCGCCTTTTTAGCATATTGGTCCTGATGTCTGGCCTCGCGCACGCTCAAGAAGGGCGAGACTTTGCGCGTGGCTGGACCGAGAAAGAGCGTCGGCAAATATACCGATACTATTTGCCGATCAAAGACCTGACCAATTCTAGCCACTGGCATCACTGGGACTGCTGCCAGTCGAATAGGTGCTTTCCGGCTCGACCGGGATCGGTTCGCTGGACGCCTAACGGAATTGCAATCACGCACCCTGATGGCGATGTGATTTTGTATGCCGAAGATGATCCGATCTGGAAGCCAAAGCAAGGCGCAGGTTTGAACGATCCGCGTTATCATGTTTGCTTTGAAAAAGAAGGCGCTGACTGGATTGTTGTCTGCGCATATTCTGCACAGGTCATGGGATGACGATCCCTTCTGAACATCAAGAGCAATGTGGGTTCTTGCACTGGTTCCGCGCTAAGTTTCCGGGCGTATTCATCTTTGCAATTCCGAACGGCGGCAAGCGTGCCATCACGACAGCCAAAGCGTTAAAGGCCGAAGGCGTTGTGCGTGGCGTGCCTGATTTATGCGTGCCGGAATGGGGATTGTGGATCGAGATGAAGCGGCAAAAGCAAGGGCGGCTTTCACCGGATCAGCGTCATGTCATCATGAAGCTGGAGAACATCGGTCACACCGTGATTGTCGGTTATGGTGCAACCGATGCTAGTCGCAAGGTGCTGGAGTTTATTTCATTGAAAGAATCTCATTAGAGATTTGATCGCCTATTTGTTGCAACACTGGCGATCTGCCAATCTTTTTGATAGCGTGCATGATTGTTGAGTGGTCTTTGCCGAAGCGTCGAGCCGTTGAGCTATATCCCAACCCGGTGACTTTCATGAATACATATATTGCCAACAGCCTTGCCCGAACGATATTTTTCTTTCTGTTCGGCACCATAAGCGTGTCAGGGTGGTAGTTGAAAAACGCTGCTGCACGTTCTATTGCAATTTCGCCGCGCGTTACGCCCACCTCATTTGGGATAAATCGTTTTCTTTTTTTACGCTCAATTGCTTCAGCTTCTGCAATTGCGCGTTCAATGATCGACTTGTTGAATGATATTTTTGAGAATTCCAGATTTACTGGCGGCTCTTTTTCATAGGTTCTCGGCAGCCGCCTAGTCCAGTAGTCGGCTTGTTGCTCAGTGAGCATGGTATTACTCCTTACTGTGGGTGGTCTCCAAAGACATCAGGCCGCAAGATGTGGCGGCTGATGCCAGTGAACTTCTCGATGCCAAGCACATGCTCAGCAGGCACACGGCCATTCAGCTTCCAGCGATTGACAGCAGCCCGGCTCAAACCGAGATACTCTGAAAGCCTGATCTGTGCGCCGTGATTGTTTTTGAAGTATGTGTAAAGCTGTTCCATGCCGGTCATTGTTAATGGCCTGTCTGTTTCTTGTCAATGAAAGGTTTTGGGGGCCGAAGCCCCCGTTCACGTTAAATTGCCATTACAGGCATTGAGTTGAGGCCGCCAGCGCCAGCGCAGATATGACCGTACTGAACGTGGCCGTAGGACCACCCGCCAGTGCTACGGCAGGGACGCCCGTGCTTGTCCATCTGAATGCGGGCGGCGTCCACCAACAGGAAGCCGAAGGCAATGGCTTCGGGGGTGCGGACGGCGGCGGGCGCGATAAGAGGGGGCACCATCTGGCAGATGTGGTTGATGAAAATATGTGTGTAGGTCATCTCGTCGTCTCCTTCTGTGAGGTGGTGGGGGCCGAAGCCCCCCGTTTATATTACCGGGTTCCCGTGATGGTCATGAAGCCGTGGCGCGAAAAGTCAAAAGAGACATCCATGCCGCTGTCCTGAATTGTGCGGATGTAAATCGCAATCCGATCTGCGGCAAGCTTTGGGTTTGTCTCAATCCAGAGGGTTGAAAATTCGTGGTCAATGCGCGCGGTGCTTTGATCGTGTGCCATATCGTCGTCTCCTTCTGTGAGGTGGGGGCCGAAGCCCCCAGTTGTTACGGAGCGGTTAAGAGTTGGGGATGAGCATTACACAATCAGATGGTCCGTAATGCTTATCCCAAAAGCGCAGTGCGCCAGTTGCGGTACGTCCGGTTTCGACAACGCCGTACTTCGGCTTGTCGTTGTTAAACGTGCCGTTCCAAGTGAAGTAAAAGACTGTGTGCATGTTAGTCTCCATCTTTTTCTGTGAGGCGGTGGGGGCCGAAGCCCCCGGTTGTTGGTGTTAGGCGGCGGCAGCGAGCGCCCACTTTTGATATTGCAGCGCCATCTGGTAATGGTGCTCATCGCCCGTGCAGCGATAGGCTGCCATATGAAGATCGGCGGCGTTGCTAAGTTGTTGCTTGCGTGTCATCTCGTCGTCTCCTTCTGTGAGGTGGTGGGGGCCGAAGCCCCCGGTTGATCAATCGAGATAGGCGTGAGGGCAGTAGGCCCGTTCAGCCATCAGCCGGTCCATCGCATCGTCCTTGGCCGAGATGCCATCAAGCTGGCGGCAGTATTCTTCGAACGTCTCGACCTCGTACCCGCAAGCGCGGGCTTCGGCGCGATACTCGCGGTAGTCTTCCAGCCGCTCGTTGCGCTGGCGGCGCTCGTTGGCAGCGTTGATCTGGGCGGTGATGGCCTTGGCTTGAGCAATGTTCTGCATGTCGTCGTCTCCTTCTGTGTTGATGAAGACACCATACCACATCACCACATCATGTCAACAACCCATTGACATTTTTTTTAGGAGAATTCTTCGAGAAATTTAATCTCGTCCTGAAGCCGCTTGATGGTCATATCAACGCCGAAGATGCCGATGTAATTCCCGATGGCTGCTTCCATGAAGATAGACGCCTGCCGCGCCATGTGATCGCCAACGGCCTGATTGGCAATGCGGTTCAGCTCATCTCTCCCAGCCATCGCAAACATCCTCCGCGCCTTTTATGCCATGCATCTCGCACCGGACCTTGCCGGGCTTCAAGATCGTAGCATACTTGCAGCCATAGCACATGCTGACGCCGCAATCAGGACATGCGACCCAGCCGCCGCCCTTCTGTGGCCAGACGCCTGTAGCGGTCCCATGCTCGTCGTAGCACGAGATGCAGAGTGGATTTGGCTTGATAATCATAGGTTGATGCTGATCGTAGCGACTTGCCCGCCGTCATGCTTGGCGTGGATGAACGTGCTGATGCCTTGGCTTCCCATGTAACCATTTGCTCTGTGCCATGCGTCAGTCGGCTTCGGGCTGCGCAGCCATTGCAGCGTCACGCCGGGATGATCCTTTATCGCCTGATACTTGATCTGCCGATTGTGATGGACGTGACCCATGTAAATATATCTATATTTGGCCGCGCCCCACATTGCGCTTGCCTCATGGCTCACGACCATCGGCAGATCAGCGTCCTTCACCTTGTCGCCGTGCGTGAATGACAGCAGATTATCGCCATAGGCGACATGCTTGCGAGGATCATCGCCAACATCAAACGTGATGTTTTTATGCCGCGCGAACCACGCCTCAACAACCTGCGCAAGCGCCCAGCTAGACAGTTCGTCGTGATTGCCGCTGACATGGATCGCATGTACCGGAGCCACCTGCACAAGCCGCTCTAGCGCGTCCACATAGGACATCTGTGCTGCCTTGAATGCAGCCGCCCAGCTTGCGCCATTGGTCTCTACCGGCGTGCCTTT